GTATTTAGTTTGTAAAAACAATATCTTGCAAACAGTCTTGAATGTGCTCTACAACTTCATCTGCTCTGAAAAAGTCATTAGTGTGACCATTGTGCTCTTCAGTTACGGCATAAGTATCAAACAACTCGTTGTCTGGGTCCCAGTAATCGCCATTAGGTATGTAGATTTGAAACTCATATTTCATTACCTTGTCAATCTCATCTTCTGATTGAACTACACGCATACAAGTTACTGATAGAGATGCTGTTGCGTCATTATCCCAACTTGTATTTTTATATGCATAACCTGCTTCGGTTAGCTTCATTGCGAGCGCGTCATACGCTCTTTGTTCATGACTCGTCATCTTGGTCAAATATTATTTCTTCGATTTCACATAACAGCATCTCGTCGATCTGTTCTCGCGTATAAGCGCCTTTGCATAGTTTAAATGCAGTATCCCATGGACAGTAATTCATTGTTTTAATTCTTTTAGTATTTTTTTTAGATTTATTAGGTGGTCAGAATCTCTAGCATTTACTATACGACCTTGCTGATCTATTTTTTCTTCGAGCTCTTTAATAGCTTTTATTAGCTTATCTTTATCCATTATTGTAAAGATTTTAGTATATAGTCTTGAGTATCTGAGTCACAAGTGTCAAAGCCGAACTCGCCATGTGACCACTTTGCGCAACGGTTTAGCATATCCATGTCAATATTACCATACTTTGGCTTAGCTCTGAAGAAATTACGTACTATGTAGTTAAATAAGTACTCTAGTCGATCGCCATTGCCTTCGATTAGTACACGTTCGCTTGAGCGTAACTTGTAGAAATAGCCTTTGTGTGGACCGCTTTTTACTTCGATTAGGCGAGTTTCTGGCTTTCTTTTGTTGATTTGATAGCAAGGACAATAGCCGAGCTTTACTAATCTACGCACATAACCTGACTCGTATGTAGCAAATTCTATGTCTTGATTCCAAGCGTCTTTGAAAGGTAGGCGGAATACGCGTGTACCGTTCTTGATTTGACGTGGCGTTGATACGTGCTTGCAACCGATCAGGTCGAGAGCTTCGTAGTATTTTCTGTATTTATTTGCTTGATTCATATTTATGGAAATTATTATATACTATTTGACACATTTTGTCTTCAAAATCTTCGTAACCATCCAGCTCGTCTATTAAATAGCCGTCAGTTAGCGCGAGTAAATCTAGTTGTATTTGCTCACATAGTTCTTGCTTGTTCATGCTTGCTCTTGATTATGTAGTTCAACAAGTTCAGGTAAATCTTCATGAGTTTGCCAGTCGATATTGCTTATGTTTAAGCCAAGTGTGACTGTGATGTACTCTTCCATAGATTCTACTTGAAAACCTCTTGTGTATTCAGGTAATTCATATGTGACTACTTTATTACCTGTGATTATGCCGTAGTTTAGAATAGTTAAGTACATTAGTTCTCTGGTATATAAGTGAAACCTTTGTAGCCGAACCATTCGGTTACACCATCTGACTCGCCATATTCTATGCAACCGAAGTTGTTTGGTAAGTCGCTAATACAGTATGGACGCCACGTTCTGCCGTCGAGCTGTATTCTTTTGTCTTTGAGGAACTGTATTGTTTTCATATTGTTATTATCCATAGCGGTTCGTATTTAGTCTGTAACTTCCATATCAACACATTGATAAGCGGCACATACTCCGTATCCACCTCCGCTCGCGCATGAAGTTAGTAGTAGTATTACTGTTAGCCAGAACAAGAAAACAAGCGCTGTAGAGTTTTTAGAAATAAAGTTTTTCATATTATATAGTTTTTTTAGTTTCGATTATAGTGACAATATCCCAAGTAGAGTTTACCCAGCCTTGCCAGCCTTGATTTATCTCTGCGTTAAATACTAAGCAGAAAGCCATGATTGATAGTAGCCTCATAGTAGTTTCATTAAAGCGTTAACAACTTCGTTAGCAGGTGATGTATAGTCAACCTTTAAGTCTTGCGAGTAGTGATAGTTATCATTGCACTCGTCTTGAGTTTCGACAAACTGCCAGTCGCCGTACATACTGCATTCGAGTGACGTACTACGTACTGAGTACTTACTGCATGACCAAGTGAGTTGTATTTCAGTGTCACCGATTTTAGTTAAGTCACACTTTGGTAAGTGATACTTTAGTAGTTGATGCACTGCATCACGCTGTATTTTTACTTCAGCTCGTAGTTCTTTATCGAATATCATAGCGTTAATGCTTTTAAGTAGGTTTTAACTAGTTTAGCGTAAGAGTAAGTATACATATACTGTATGTGCTTTACTCGACAGTACTTTGCTATTGCAACACGCTTACGGTATTGCTTTGCAATTAGTTTGATTATATATTTTTTCATGTAGTAGCTTGCGAATCGAACGCAACCCTGCACCATGGCTACTATGTATGTATGTTCATATTTGATTTACCAGTAAACATACAACTAACTGGACTTTTGTTGAAGCGACTGTTAGTCAACAATTGCTTCAGTCTCACGAAGTACTTTTGGTACATTATTGCTAGCAGTGTACGACTTGTACTTTGCCCAACATGGCATTGCTTCTAAAGCTGACTGCATAATAGTGAATGCTTTGTCGTGTGAGTAAGTTACTGTTTTGCCATTTTTGAAGTTGACAGTGATGATAGTATTTTTGCCAACAAGTGACTGACGTAGTACAAAACGCTTTGAAGTTAGAGTGTTATTATTATTTGACATGATATAAAGTATTTAATGTTTTTGTTTTAGTTATTATTATTATCGATTGACTGTCGTAATTAGTTTGTAAAAGTATATAGTTTGTTTACTGTATAATTTTAGTTGAGTAGTATTCTGCCACTTCTGTAAGTGTACAATTATTTAGTACACGCAGCAACATAGTAATATTAGTATAACGAATGCGAGTGCTTGAATTGCTGTTTGAATTATTTGTTTCATATTTCTAAGTAGTCTAGTATTTCTGTATGTGACTGACATTCTAGCAATTGAGACATTGAGTCTAAGTCTAGTTGTAGTTCTTTAGTAGTCGCATTTCCAGTTGAGAATTTAGCGAGAGTTTCTTGCAGTTGTAGTATACTGCCTTGTAAGTATAAGTAGTTATTTTTCATGTTATTATTATCGAATGAGTGACGTATTTACTTTGTGATTATACTATTGCAATTGTAGTTATTGTTATAATGAATGCTGCAAATGTAAGTAGTATTGCTTGTGTAAGTTTATCAGTGTTAGACATGTTATATTGTTTAGAAGTTACATATATAATATCGAGACGCAGTCGTATGTAGTTTGTGTAATATATGTAAAACGTGAAAAATTTCGACGAAAATGTATGTAAGGGGGCCCCGTGGGGCAAATAAAAATCGATTTCCGTAACGTGTTGGTAGCCAGTGGGGTAGGGGGAACACAAAATCCCTATATTTACAATACCCGAAAAATGTGACAATAGGTAGTTAATAGTATCCTAGTAATAGGCTTATGTCACACTTTGTAAATTACCACTTGACTATGTGATTATACCAAGTATGGCAAGAACACGTAGATACATGCATGGACAGAGAAGAAGGCAATGTCCTTCTAGCCCTATGAAGTCTCATCACTTTGGCACGCCCCATATAGAAGACAAGGAGGGTAACATAATAGGTGTAGGCGATAGGCAAGGTGTACGTATCGAAGGTAGAGGCGTAGTGTTTGATAGAAGCAGCCAGGAACAAGCTGACATAGAGTTTAGCGAACTAAAGCCTAGACAGCAGCGTAAGATCACGCGTAAAAAAAATAGAAAAGAAAGGAAAGAAAACAGACACGACCGTAGGGCGCAAAGAAGAGCTAGTAGAAATGAGTAAGCAAAAACTAACACCTACAGCTAAACGTATGAAAGCTTTACGCGACAAGAAGGCAGCTATGACTCCTGACCGCCGTGCTAAGAAAGCTGAGAATCAGCGTAAGCGTAGATCTGCTAAAAAAGCCGGTAGAGATATTAAAGGAAAAGATTACGATCACAAGGATGGTAAGTTTAAATCAATAAAAGCTAACCGCGGCAACGACGGCAAGGGCACTAAAAAAGAAAAGTAATGGCGTATAAAATGAAAGGCAACCCGATGCAACGTAATTTCGGGATTGGAGGTCCAATGAGAAAAAACGATGAACTACCAAAAGGATTTTACGACTCGTACAAGACTGCTGCTCAAGAAAACGCAGACGGAAAAACTATAAACATGGGAGCAACTAAAACAGCTTCTACCAAATCAGGTAAATTCACTCCAATATACACATAATACATAGGGAAAGTCCCTATACCAAACATAAAACCATAAATAATGACCTATTTATACTACAAGACGTCAAGCACGACGCACACAATGAAACCGAGTAAGCAAGAAATCACTGAGTGGACGCACATGTCTACTAAAGGTAACTGGCGAATTACTCAATTACCTAACGGATACTACCAAACAGAGGTATCTAACCCACAAGATCAAGAAAGTTGGCACTCAGTCACGCGTAGAGAGACGCTAGAAGGCGCAGAATCTGCAATAAATGGCAGTATTGACTACTTTTCAAAGAAAATAGAGGCTACAAAAGGCCCAAAAGTCGTAAAGACGTTCTAAAAACCGAATAATTTAATTTAATTTACTAAAATATGGAATATAACTTGCCTAGCGAGTTGATCAAACAATTGGATTTTGGTCAAACCGCTAAAGAAAAGGTAATAGCTGGCGTAACTAAGCTAGCACAAGCCGTAAAGAGCACATTAGGCGCATCGGGTAAATGCGTCATTTACGAAGATGCTCGCGGCAAGCCGGTCATAACAAAAGACGGAGTAACCGTTGCCCAAAGCGTAGTCTTATATGATCCGGTCGAAAACATAGGTGCTACCTTAATTAAAGAAGCAGCTAGCAATACAGTGAAAGAGGCAGGTGATGGTACCACTACGGCTACCGTCCTTGCTGAATCACTATTAAAAGAAGTAAACAAAGAAAAACACGCAAATGAATCTATTCGCGAAATCAAAAAAGGTATTAGTTCAGGCCTGGAAAGAGTTATTGAACATCTGGAAAGCAGGGCTATTGAAGTTGAAGGGAGCATGCTTAGCGCAGTTAGCGCGATTAGTTGTAATAATGATGAAGCCCTTGGAAGCATTATTGCGGAAGCTTACGAAAAAGTAGGTAAAAACGGTGTCGTACTCATGGAGGAAGGTGGCACCGATGAAACGCATGTTGAGTTAGTTGACGGGGTGCAGTTTGACTGCGGGCTTACGTCGCCGCACTTCGTCACTAACACTGATAAACATCTAGCAGAGCTAGAAAACCCGTATGTACTCATTGTATCAAGTGAGATACCTAATGTACGTAAAATACAAAATGTACTAGAGCATGTTATAAAGAAGGGCCGCGCCCTACTTGTTATAGCTCCAGTAGCTCAAGGTGTTAAGTCTGCTCTTATGATGAATAAGGTAAAAGGTAATATTAAAGTTAATATTATTGACTTACCAGGCTTTGGCCCTACTAAGCAAGACTCAACTGAAGATCTAGCTATTATGACAGGTGCAACAGTGATAAATGAGGAGCTGGGTGATGATCTAGACCTTATTACGCCAGAACACCTTGGTGAAGTTGATTACTCTGTAACTAGCGATAGCAATACTGTTATTACGTTAGATAGAATAAGCGACTCTATACAAGAGCGCGTAGACACTGTAAATAAAAAGATATCTGAAACGAAAAACGGTTTTATTAAAAAGAAACTTGAAGAGCGTTTAGCTATGCTATCAGGCTCTGTAGGTATTATCAAAGTAGGTGCTGCATCTAAGGTAGAGCTTAAAGAAAAGAAAGATAGGGTTGAAGACGCTATATACGCTACTAAAGCCGCGCTTAAAGAAGGCATAGTACCTGGTGGCGGTTCGGCGTTATGGTGGGCTGCTCAAAAAATTTCTCCCGCTAACGCGGGTGAGGAGATACTTCTTGAGTCTATTAAAGCTCCTTTCGATACAATATTGGAAAACGCGGGTATTACAGGTATAGTATGCGATGATCAAGAATATTGCGGTATTAACGTGATTACCGGTGAGTGTGTAGATATGATTGAAGAAGGTATTGTAGATCCAGTTCTTGTGACTAAGTCTGCGCTAAAGAACGCTGTATCAGTAGTATCGACTATTATATCAGCAGATTGTGTAATTTCAAACGCTAGAGCAGATGAGAGCAATCAATGATTACATAGTAGTAGACGTAGAGAAGGCAGGTCCTAAAAAAGTGGGCGGCCTAATTCTTACTGAAGAACTAGACGAAAATAATAGGTATATTAAAGCTACGATAATCTCTACAGGTAATTTAGTTGAAGGCCTAAAAGATAACGATATTATATATTACGACAAACATGCTGGGCATGGTATAACCTGGGCAGATACAATGTATCATGTAATACGAGCAAGAGATGTAGTACTTGTAGAGTAACTACTTCGCTAAACGTGTGATATAGATATTAGACCTAAACCTTAAATCACAAACCTTAAACGGTAAATCAATAAACAATTAATAATTAAAAAACTTTAAAAATGGAAAATTTTTTATACTTCCGTACTGAAGCCGCTGTAGGTGATGACGATGGCTCAGGAAACTCAGCGCTATTTCCAGCTTCATCTTTTAGAGGTGCTGAAATGGCTAGTGACACTTCTCTAGTTCTAAGCTTTGATCCTTCAAAAAGACCAAACGCTGCTGATTCTGGAGCTGCTGCAGACTCTGCTGCTAATTTATCTTTAGTTGATACTGTTGCTATTAATATTACAGCTAACAAAGGTAAAGAAGTTTTAGAGGCTATTGTTGGAGCTATGAATGCTGGATTAAACTCTGGTTTTATCGTAGTTGCTGACGACGCTGCTGATGCTGCTGGTGGAACTCAGTATTTAACTAGTGACATTACAGATTGCGGTACAATCACAATCAACGCGGCTTTAACTAACTCATAATAAATGAGACTAACCGCGCAGGATCTGCGTGATATGAATATCCTTAAGTATTACAGGCTCACGCGTAAGTGGGCCTGTAAGACTTATGGATTAACTGATGCTGATCTAGAACTACTTATATATCTAGATCATAAGGGTAGATTTACCCGAAACGAATTTATCGAGGGTGCTTACACATATTCTTGGGATAAGAAAAGGTGGGAGAAACTACGATCAGCTGGCTGGATAGAGGTTTGGCGACATAGAAACAGAACTAGTATTAAGTACTCTGTATTTAAAACGTCGTTTAAATGTTCACAGCTAGTAACACGAATATATCGCATACTGCTAGGCGAAGAAGATATGCCAACCTCTGAACGTAGCATTTTTTACAACAACAAGTCGTATACAGATAAAGTCTACAATAAAGCAATAGACGATATGATACGAGATAAAGACAGATAACATGCCAAATTTTACAGGTAAAAGCGGTGGAGGTCCACACGCAATGAAAATGTACGGTAAGGGTAAAAACCCTATTAAAATGGATCACGCCATGAAGTTCAATGCTGAATTAAAGCAAGCTTCTGCAGACGGTAAACTAAGTGGTAAATTTAAAGAAGCTGTTGACAATTCTCCAGCAAACATGGGGCACGCTATGAAGAAGTATGGCGCTCATAAAATGAGTCACCCAATGAAAGGTTACAAAAGCGCTGCACAGCGTAAAGCCGTTCACGCTTCGAAAGCTGATGGAGGCAAAGGCCATCCTAAGAATAAAAAGTAATGCCGTTTACTCCAAGAAACACGGCTCTTCCTGGTATAGCTAAAAAGACTACTACTACGAATCAAGGTATGCAAATAGATCACGTTGGCCTTGAGTCTGGTGTAATTGGAGAAGCAGTTGACGGTAGTAAAATACTTATCAACAAAGACGTACCTAAAGGTAGTGAGTTATACCGTAGAGCTGTAGCGCACGAAGGCTTACACGCTAGAGAGCTAGCTCAAGGTAAAGTTGCATATGGACCTACGTTTGTTAGAGACAACGGTAGTATGTATCCTCGCAAAAACGGTAAGATTAAATACAATGGCAAGTGGCATCACGAAGGTAGCAACGAGTTTCCTTGGGAACAGCGAGCTATGAAAGCTGAGAAAAAAGTATGAAAAAGATTAAAGATACAGGCCTAGGTAAATGGCTTAAAAATAAAGCACCAAACGTTCTTGACGTAGTAGGAGACTTTCTACCAGACTCAGGAGCGCTAGGTGTAGTTAAAAACCTTATTGATAAAGATCCAGAAGTAGACACAGATGCTGGCATGGCCGCTGTAGATGCTGAGGTTGCTTTTCAAAACAACGTAAGCGAAAGGTGGAAAGCTGATATGGGTAGCGATGTAAAGCTAGCTAAGATGATTAGACCACTAACGCTTATATGTTTAATGGGTATGTTCATGCTAACAATGGTTTTTGATAGCGTAGATACATTACCTTTCAATGTTAAAGATTCATATGTAGACTTACTACAGATACTTATGCTAACCGCGTTTGGTGCATACTTTGCTGGTAGATCTATAGAAAAAGTAAAAAAATAAAATGGGAATGAATTCAACAGCTACAGCTTATAACTTCGGGCAGCTTGGTAGCGCGCACATGCACAATGATAACAGCGAAGACTTAACTCCGCCAGATGGAATGGTGATAGTAGCTATAACTATGCTAGACGCTACTAAGTTTAGCGCTTTAACTTGTGACACTAGCAACTCGGTAGTATACAGTGGAACTGAAAGTAACAATGCTTATTTTGGCATTACAAATGGTAACACTGGTGGTAACAGTGAGGTTGTTCAAAACGATATAGAGTTTCCAGCTGGTATGACTATATACGGTAGATGGACATTAGTTTCTTTACAAGCAGCACAAGCTACAGGTGGTATACTAGCTTACTTTGGATACTAATGGCACTGGGTAACGCTAATAGCTCAGCTCAATCTAGGGGTAAAAATAAACCCGTAATAGTAAAGTTTCATAAAGAGCGTGTATTAGGAAAAGGTTTTACAAGTTATAGCTCTTCTGCGCCACACCCGACGTCTGGTGATGCATGCACGCTTAAGAATCCTAAAATGCAAACTTATTACCATAACGGTAGTGGTACAGTCCCAGTAGTTGGCGACACTGTATATGCAAAGCCCCACGCTAATAAACGTTATATATTGAGCGCAGGTAACTATCAAGTGTTAGACGGTAAAGCACGCAAATCAATAACAGTAAACAAGGCCGGCGCGGTAACAGCTACGGCTAATTGCTAATAACAACAATTTTAATTTAATATAATTTAATTATGGGAAAAAAGAAGAAAGAAAAGGTCGTAGACCTAAAGCCAGAGAAGATCTCTGATGAGCAGTTGAAAAAAATTCAACAATTTATAAACATACTAAATACCGGTCAAATGGAGTTAGGTATGTTAGAAACTAAAAAACATAGAATGCTACATGAGATTGCTGCTTTGCAAGATCAACTTAACGGCGTTCAAAAAGAACTTGAAGAGCAATATGGTACATTTGACGTTAATGTTCAAGACGGTACTATAAACTACAAAGAAGATGAACCATCTGATTCGTAAAATCACGATAGGTAAAGACTACAAGAATGACTCCATGCACTATGCCGTAGGGCAAGAAGTGTATGGCGGTCATACTATTTGTGATATATTAGAAGAAGAGGATAAGTATTCTATTTATATACGAAAAGAAAAAGCAGTTATACCCTGGAAAGATTTTAACAAAAACATGGCTATATCTGTAGAATATAATTTAGAGTACTAATGCAAGCGCTTTACAACTTTGTTGTAGAGCCTGTAGGTGAAAGATACAACAATACTGCTAAAGTAGGTGATAAAGAGCTTATATTAAATACTGAAATATTTAATCATCATCACGTAAATAGATTAGCAAAAGTTATATCTGTGCCACGGCTAAGTAAAACAAAGATACAAGTTGGTGACATTGTTATAGTTCACTTTAATGTATTTAGGCGTTGGCATGACGTAAAAGGTAATGAGCGTAACAGCAGATCATACTACAAAGAAAATAAGTACTTTGTAAATGACGATCAACTGTTTTTATACAAACGTAATAACAAATGGATATGTCCACAAGGTTATTGCTTTGTACAACCTATTAAAGACAATAGCAAACTAAGTGTTAATCCTGAAAAACCTTTAGTTGGCATTGTTAAACATACTGATGGCAGAGCAGAGCTAAACTCTCTTGTAGGTTTTAGACCTAACACAGAGTGTGAGTTCGTGGTTGATGGTAAAAGGTTGTACCGAATACCATCTCAATTTATTACAATTAAATATGAATATAAAGGAGACGAAGAAGAATATAATCCAAGCTGGGCACAGAGCGGTTGAGGAATTAATCAAGGTAGCTAAAGAAGCTATCGTTGATTCAGATGATGATATATCAGCTGATAGACTTAAGAATGCCGCTGCCACAAAGAAGCTTGCGATCTTCGACGCCTTCGAGATATTAAACAGAATCCAAGAAGAAGAAAATCTTTTAGAAGGTAAAACACCTGAAGAAAAAAAAGAAAGAGTATTTAAGGGTTTTGCTGAGGGTAGATCTAAGTAATGTACGAGCAAACTTTAGTAAAGGTTATAACGCCTGTTAAAAAAACAACCATTACGAGACTTAATCGTGGTAAAAAATGGAAATATGGATACAATAAAGAGCATGATGTTATCGTTATATCAAAAAATGGCCAAATTGGTGACATACTTGAAATTCAAGGTTTGCGCGTGGCGTTGCCAAGAGTGCCAGGGAGTGTGTTTAAACATGCAAAGCAAAAATGGGTAAAAGCTGAGTATCCAAAAGAGCTTAAGCGAATAAAAAGTATATTCGACTGGAGAGATTATCCAGACGAACAAAAAGAAAAGTGGTACGATTATATTGACGAAGAGTTTAAACGTAGAGACGAAGGCTTTTGGTTTATTAATAAAGGTGTACCAACATACATAACAGGTACACATTATATGTACTTGCAATGGAGCAAAATTGACGTTGGAGCTCCAGACTTTAGAGAGGCAAACAGACTATTCTTTATATTTTGGGAAGCCTGTAAAGCTGATAAGAGATGCTATGGGATGTGCTACCTTAAAAACCGTCGTTCAGGTTTCTCGTTTATGTCATCAGCTGAAACAGTTAACTTAGCCACTATATCGAGTGATAGTAGATATGGGATACTCTCTAAGTCTGGTGCCGATGCGAAGAAAATGTTTACTGATAAAGTAGTACCTATATCAATAAACTATCCTTTCTTTTTTAAACCCATACAAGACGGTATGGATCGCCCAAAATCTGAGCTTGCGTATAGAGTTCCAGCTAGTAAGTTTACTCGTAAAAAAATACAAAGCAATGAGCAGCTTGAAGAAATAGTAGGCCTTGATACTACTATTGACTGGAAGAATACTGGTGACAATAGCTATGACGGTGAAAAGCTAAACTTGTTAGTGCACGATGAGAGTGGTAAGTGGGAGAGACCAGATAACATATTAAACAACTGGCGAGTTACTAAAACCTGTTTAAGGTTAGGTAGTAGAATCGTTGGTAAGTGCATGATGGGTAGTACCAGTAATGCGCTTGATAAAGGTGGGGATAACTTTAAAAAACTATACAATGATTCTGACGTCACAAAGCGAAATCGTAATGGACAAACAAAGTCTGGCTTATATTCTCTCTTTGTCCCAATGGAATGGAACTATGAAGGATTTATTGACGAGTACGGACTTCCAGTCTTTAATAGTAGAAGTGATGATGAACGACTGGGACCAGACGGTGAATTAATAGATATAGGTGTTATAGAAAACTGGGATAATGAAGCTGATGGTTTACGTGATGACCAAGATGCCTTAAACGAGTTTTATAGACAATTTCCTAGAACTGAAGAACACGCTTTTAGAGATGAGACTAAAAACAGTATATTTAATCTAATTAAAATATACGAGCAAATAGACTATAATGAAGGTAGTATACACAATGCTCCTTATACTATAGGCAGCTTTGGCTGGGTTAAAGGCGTTAAAGATACTAAGGTTGTTTTTAATCCTGATCCAACAGGTAGATTTAAAGTAAGCTGGGTGCCTCCAACTCACTTACAAAACAGACAGTTTACAAAAAATGGAATCAAATACCCAGGTAACGAGCATGTTGGGGCCTTTGGTTGTGACAGTTATGACATTAGTGGTACTGTTGATGGCCGCGGCTCAAAAGGAGCTTTACACGGACTGACAAAATTCTCTATGGAAGAAGCGCCGTCAAGCGCTTTTTTCTTAGAATACATAGCAAGACCACAGACAGCAGAAATGTTTTTTGAAGACGTATTAATGGCATTAGTATTTTACGGAATGCCTTTGCTTGCGGAGAACAATAAACCAAGGTTACTGTACTACTTACGCCGAAGAGGCTATAGAGGATACAGTATGAATAGGCCAGATAAATCATGGAATAAACTATCAATTGCTGAAAAAGAAGTTGGTGGTATACCAAACTCAAGTGAAGATATTAAACAAGCTCACGCAGCTGCTATAGAAATGTATATACAAGGACATGTCGGTCATATAGGTGACGGTAACTACGGGACCGTATATTTCAACGAGCTACTAAATGATTGGGCTAAGTTTGATATAAACAAAAGAACCAAGCATGACGCATCTATAAGTTCTGGTTTAGCTATTATGGCTTGCAATAGGCATTTATATGCTCCACATGCTGAGCGAAAGAAAACACCTTTAAACTTAACAATATCTAAATATAACAATGAGGGTATTAATTCTCAAATAATCAAATAAACATGGCTGAGTCAGTATATGTTAATTTTCCTAGACAAGATGTAAGCGACCTTGAAAAAGACTCTATGGAGTACGGTCAAAAAGTTGCTGAAGCTATAAACTCTGAGTGGTTTAACAATGAAGCAAGTCTTTATAAGTATGTAAGTAATGTAAATAATTTTCATAGACTAAGGCTTTACGCAAGAGGAGAACAACCAGTGCAAAAGTATAAAGATGAGTTATCTATTAACGGTGATTTGTCTTATCTTAATTTAGACTGGAAGCCTGTACCTATTATACCTAAATTTGTTGACATAGTTGTTAACGGTATATCAGAAAGGTTATATGATGTAAAAGCTCATTCACAATCTCCAAATGGCGTAAAAGAAAGAACTGAGTATATGGAGAATATACTTAGCGATATGGAGATGAAGCAGTATAACAATCAAGTGCAACAAGCTTTTGGTGTAAATACTAAGGCTAGTGATCAAAAAGAATTACCAGAAACTACTGAAGAGCTTGAAATACACATGCAGCTTACATACAAGCAAAGTATAGAGCTGGCTGAAGAACAGGCGATTAAAACATTACTGCAAGGAAGTAATTATGATTTAATTCAAAAAAGACTTTACTATGATATTGCAGCGCTTGGTATTGCTGCTGTAAAAACAGATTACAACCACAGCGAAGGAGCTGTAGTTAAGTACGTAGATCCAGCAGATTTAATATACTCTCACTCTGACTCACCTTATTTTGATGATATATACTACGTTGGTGAAGTTAAAGACATAAGCATAAACGAGTTAGTTAGAGAGTTTCCTAATTTAACAGACGAAGATATTAAATCAATACTTGACACGCCTTATGTAAAAACTCAAGTATCAAACCAAAGATACGCTAGAAAAAGACAAGATAGAAATAGAGTACAAGTAGTTTACTTTAACTATAAGACTTACAATAGTGAAGTGTTTAAAATTAAAACAACAGGTTCTGGCGGGCAAAAAGCTATAAGAAAGACAGATCAGTTTAATCCTCCTAGCGATAAGACAGGTGACTTTACTAAAGAGGCTAAAAAAATAGAGGTATTATACGAAGGTGTTTATATACCCGGTTGCAGAAAGCTGCTTAAGTGGGGTATGTGTAAAAATATGATGCGTGAAAAAAGCGATTTTAACAAAGTTAAAATGAACTACAGTATTGTGGCGCCTCGTATGTATAACGGACGTATTGAAAGTTTAGTTGGTAGAATAACCGGCTTTGCTGATATGATACAGTTAACTCATTTAAAATTACAGCAAGTTATGGCTAAGATGGTACCGGACGGTGTTTATCTTGACGCTGATGGACTTGCTGAAATAGATTTAGGCAACGGCACAAATTATAACCCGCAAGAAGCGCTTAATATGTTCTTTCAAACTGGTAGTGTTATAGGTAGAAGCTTTACGTCAGAAGGTGATATGAATCCTGGTAAAGTGCCAATACAAGAAATAAACTCTAGTAGCAAAGGAGGTAAATTGCAATCACTAATAGGTACGTACAACTACTATCTACAAATGATTCGTGATGTAACTGGGCTTAACGAAGCTAGAGATGGTAGCATGCCTGACTCAAACGCGTTAGTTGGTATACAGAAGCTAGCCGCAGCAAACTCAAATACAGCAACTAGACATATACTTAACTCTGGTTTATTCTTGACAGCTGAAACAGCTGAAAAGCTTTCTTTACGTATATCTGATATACTAGAGTATTCACCTACAAAAGACGCGTTTGCTCAAGCAATAGGTGTACATAATGTTGCTACATTAAAAGAAATGTCAGAGCTATATTTATATGACTTTGGTATATTCATTGAATTAGAGCCTGACGAAGAAGAAAAAGCAAAGCTAGAAAACAATATACAAATGGCTATTCAGCAGCAGAATATTGATCTTGAAGATGCCATAGATTTACGTGAAGTTAAAAGTGTTAGACTAGCTAATCAACTTTTAAAAATACGTAGAAAAAGAAAAATGGATAAAGACCGTCAAATGCAGATGGAAAATATTCAAGCTCAAAGTCAGTCTAATGCTCAAGCTGCTCAACAAGCCGCACAAATAGAACTGCAGAAAAATCAAGCCATTACTCAATCACAAATACAATTAGAGCAAGCTAAAGCAGGTTTTGAGGCTCAAAAGCTACAGCAAGAGATGGAAGCTAAAAAGCAGTTGATGGAGATAGAGTTTAATTATAACATGCAGCTACGTAGCGCTGAGTCTTCTAATCTTAAAAAAAGAGAGGGTATGAAAGAGGATCGTAAAGATGAAAGAACTAAAATACAAGCCTCACAGCAAAGCGAAATGATTGATCAAAGAAAAAATAATAAACCCGCTAAAAAGTTTGAATCAGCAGGTAATGATACTATGGGAGAGGGCTTTGGTTTAGAAGCTTTTGGACCTAAATAACAATTTATATTTTATATTATGGAAAACAATAACCAAACAGACCTTGAGGAGGTGATCCAAGAGGTAGAACAAGAAGAAACTACTACAGAAGAAACGGTTGAACAAGATTTAAGTAAATTTGAAAGCGCAGACGATCCTGACGTAATCAAAGTGGATTTAAATCAACCAGCAGAACAAGTAAATGACTCTGAAACTAATACCGAAGAAGCTACTGAAGAAGTTGCACAAGAAGAAAACGTTAACGAAGAGGTACCAGCCCTTGAGGAAGTTACCGATGAGGAAAATACAGAAGAGCAGGTCGTAACCAAAGAAGAGGTTATGGAGGCTCTTGATGAAGCTGAAGAGACCGGAAAACAACTACCTGAAAATATACAGAAGCTAGTTGACTTTATGGAAGACACTGGTGGAAGTTTAGAAGACTACGTACGCCTTAATAGAGATACGTCAAAACTCGATGATCAACAAGCGCTACGTGAATACTATGAAAGAACTAAACCGCATCTAAGTTCTGACGAAATAAACTTTCTTATTGAAGATCGTTTTTCGTTTGATGAAGACATGGATGACGATAGAGATATTAAAAGAAAAAAATTAGCCTTTAAAGAGCAAGTTGCCGAGGCTAAGACCTACTTAGACGGGCAAAAGTCTAAATATTATGAAGAGATCAAAGCTGGAAGTAAGCTCACACCTGAGCAACAGAAGGCTATGGATTTTTTCAACAGATACAATAAAGAAACAGAGCAAGTTCAACGCGTAAGCAAAAAGCAAAAAGACGTTTTTGATAAGAATACTGCAAGACTGTTCAACGATAAGTTCAAAGGTTTTGAATATAACGTCGGAGAAAAAGTTTATAGGTTTAACATTAAAGACGCCGGCTCAGTTCAAGAAACACAAAGCGACATAAATAATTTCGTTAAAAAGTTTTTAGACGAAAATAATACTATGAAGGACGCCAAGGGTTATCACAAAGGACTGTACACTGCTATGAACGCTGACGCGATCGCTCAACATTTTTACGAACAAGGTAAAGCCGACGCTATCAAAGAAAACGTTAAAAGATCCAAGAATATTGATATGGATCCAAGAGGTTCTCATAATGAAACAGAAATTGGCGGTATTAAAGTTCGTGCGTTAGGTGATGATTCTGCTTCTTTTAAATTTAAAATTAAAAAATAAAAATTAAGAAAAAATGGCAATTTCAAATCCAGGTGGAAATTTGAACAGCGTACCAGCTTCACAGAAGCAAACGCTTGATTCAAACTACATCGATTTTACGAGCGCTGACACGAAAGGTTGGGCTCAACAATACCTTCCAGATCTTATGGAGGCTGAAGCAGAAGTTTTCGGTCCACGTACTATCTCAGGTTTCCTAGCACAAGTTGGCGCTGAAGAATCAATGACGGCTGACCAAGTTATCTGGTCTGAGCAGTCTCGTTTACACATCTCTGTGTTAGGTACTTTAAATACAGGAACTTCTGTATTCACTGTAACTTCTGACATTGACGGTAATTCAGGCTCTGCTCCAGATTACGTAGACGCAAATCACGGTGTTCGTATGAACGATATCGTACTTGTTGCTGTAGCTGGTAAAGTAATTAGAGCTCACGTAACAAAAGTTGATGGTGTAGCTATTACAGCTCAACCATATAGCGTTGAGAACTTTGATGATGATTCAGCTATTGCTACAGGATCTAGCACTGCTGCTACATTACTTGTTATCGGTTCTGAGTTTAAGAAAGGTGTAACTGGTCAAGGTTCTTACGGATCTGGCACTGGCTCTCCTAGAACAGTGAAGCCAACTCACAAGTCATTTACTAACAAGCCAATTATTATGAAGGACGTTTATGAGATCTCTGGATCTGACGCTTCTCAAATTGGTTGGGTAGAGATTTCAGGTGAAGCTGGTCAGTCAGGTTACTTATGGTACCTAAAAGCTGAAGGTGAAACTCGTTCACGCTTTACTGATTACTTAGAGATGACTATGATGGAAGCTGAGAAAACAGCATCTGG